TTCATCCAAAAGAAATTAAGCCAAACAATAATAATAATCATTAATTATAGTTTTATTTTTAACACAACGACTCATTTTTGCTCTACTAATATTTTCATGAATAGAAGCACTAAATATTGATTCCCATGTTCCTAATAAATCATTTGATTTTATATTTTTTTTTTGAATTATTTTACCACGTGTATTATTTTGTTTTACTTTTGTTTCATAAAAATCTTCATTTAAACATAATCCATAATATCCTTCATTATTACCATGTTCAGTCCATACTGTTGCTTTTAAAGCATAAGGACATTCATTTAAATAAGTTTTAATATCTTTTATATCATTTTCTGATATTATTTTATTTATAGATTTTTTCCATTTTTGATATTCTTTTAATAATATAGAATTTAATACTTTTCCACTATCAAAAAATTTACATTTCTCAAAAATAAATGCTTCTATATCTGAATTAATTAATCTTTTTTTATATTCTACTTCTTTTAATTTAATTCCCAAATATCCATGTTGTGTTTTAATTTTTTTAGGTTTAAATCTGAAATCAAGATAATTTTTTAGTGCATGAAAAACCTCTTTACTTGGCTTTTTTTGATTCCATAATCTATATCTTCCTTCTAAATTAACAGATAATTCTTCTACATCTGGTCTTACTATGCATATTTCATTTATAAAGTCATTAAATCTTTTATGTAAATCATCTTCTGGTATTAAAATATTCTTATAAACTGATTCTTCTTCTTTATTTATTGATTCTATTGTAATATTCTGTTTTTCTATTTTTTCTTTTAATTCAATAATTTCTAAATTTAATTTATTTATTATTTCATCTTTCTTAATTCTTTCTTCTTTTAAATTTCCATTTTCATTTTCCAAAAAATCATTATTTTCCATTAATTTATTAAAATTTTCAATACTATATGTTTTAGAACGAATAATATTTTTTATTATATTTATTAATTTTTCAATTGTAAAATGATTATTATAAGCTATGATTTCATTTTTCATTTTTTCATTTACTTCAATATTTCTTATTTGCTTTTTAATATGTATGTCTTTTTTAATTAAATTTTCTATTTCTACTTTGTTTGGAACTTTAAATGCATTGATTAATATAAAATCATTGTAATTTTTTTTATGTTCTCTTACTCTTACTGCTAAATTATTTGTATGACCAAATTTTATAAGTTTTTCATTTAATTCATTTGTATTATTAATTATTCCAAAATATATACATTCTGTATTTACTGGAAATTGTAATATTGTTGCTTTTTCTGCTGCTTTTAATTTTTCTTTTTCTGAATTTAATTTATTTTCTTCTAATTCTTCTTCTTTTTGTTCTAATTGTAACCTTAATTCATTACTTTCTTCTTCTATTATTTCATGTAATGTATCTTCCATTTTTATATAATATTCATGTATTTCATGTGCTTTTTTTGTATCAGCCTTTAAACAAAATTTCTTAAAACAGTTAATAGTCATCATAAATGTTTGTTTATTATGACCTCCTCTATTATCTTCTTTTTTATTTTTTTCATAATTATTATTTGGTTCATTTTTTGCTCCTCCTACTTGAGGAGCAAAATTTATGTAATCTTTATCAAGAATAAAATTTTTTTCTAATACACGTAAAGCATTATATTTTTGATTAAATCCTAACCATTTCCAAACATTGTCTAAATCAACAACAAAATCCTTATTTTTATCGTAATTTAAATAACAATAAAAACTACTTACAAATAATTTTTGCTCTATTTCATTAAAATTTTCTTTAATTTTGTTCAATAACTTATTATTATAATTATTTGATAATTTAGTTATTGGGTTTTTTTCGATTAATTCTACAATATTTAATTCTGTCATCTATATAATCTATTAAAAATATATATTTAAATACTTTTGTTTTTAAAAAACAAAAATAAAAATTACAATTATAATTACAATTTTAAAATTACAATTTTAAAATTACAATTTTTTAACTTTTAAATTTATTTTACTCTTTTTCTTGAACAACTCACTAACATCTCCATCATCATCAGAATCATCTGCATTATAATTAGCTTCACTAAATTGCCAAGCTTCAGGACAACATATGCGGAAATCTTCATGATTATCTGCTTTATACCAAAATACTTGGTCTTCCAGTTTATTTGACTTAGCACCATTATGAATAACAAGACATTCAAAATTTTCTGTGCATGCATCCATAGTTTGACAAAACATTTCGAAGTTATGAAACATTCCTGCATAGTTTTCATACAACTTTTTACGATTTTGATAATTATTTTCACGTAATAAAAAAACCCAATCAATGTTTGACCTTAAATTTGGTGGAATACCTATTGCATATTGCATTGAGAGGATAAACATGATACCCCAATGCCTACCATTCATAAATATTTCTCTGATAATTTTATCTTTCTTCCAGTCATTATCGTACAAACAATCGTCCATAATCAAAAATGCGCGATTATCAATATCTGATTCACCACTCATAATTCTTTTTTTTAGTTGTTTTTGTCTTCTAATGAATTCATTGGTTATTTTAGGTTCATATTCATCATGAATAAAAATAGGTGGAACAATATCTCCATAAAATCTATTAGCATTTTCAGTAGGAGAAATGACTGTACCTGCAGGAAGTTCTTGTTTATAATAAAGCATATCTTTAGTTAAATAAGACTTACCAGTGTTACGTTTTCCTATCAAGACAACTGTTGCGTCGTCTCTAATCATATTCATATTAAATTTTTTTAACTGAAGACTCATATATATTGATGTAAAATTAATTTTATATCAATAACGAAAAAATGAAATTATTTTTATTATTTTATTATTTTTATTATTTAATCTTCTAAAATATCAACATCAATATCATCATCAACAACTGTTAATCTTTCCATCATTTTTTCTCTTCTTCTTTCCAATTCATGACTATCTTCATTTTCTTTATTTTTTTTAGATGAATTTGTTAGTGCTGTTATAGCAGCTCCTCCTGTCATAAATGGAATTGAATTTTCAAATGATATATATTTATAAGAATAATACATAATCATAATAATAATATAAGACAATAATAAAACAATTACTGAATTAGTTAATAAGTTTTCATCTTCTTCTTCTTTTTGGTTATTATTTTTGATATTATTTTTGAATAAATAATAGGCTAATGAAAAAATAAGAGCTATAAAAAAGGACATAACATAAGGTTCGTATAATATTTTCATAATAATTTTTACCTATAAATTTATAAAATTTATTAAACTAATTCTATAGGATTATTATCTTCTTCATCAGATGAATTATAATTTACATTTAATTGATTTTTAACTAATCCATTTGAATTTTCTTCATCTAAATAACTTTCACTAGTATAATTATAATTAGCTAAATGTTGGTCATATTTTTTTTGATAAAAAGAATTTGTTTTTTCACCCCCAATTATTTTTTTTTTTATTAAATTTTTATTTTGAAGCTTTGTAATAGTTGGTTTAATATTCATAGGTTTTAATAATTGGCTAATATCATTATTTTCTTTAACTTTTTCAACATTTTCTATTCTTTTTAATATAGGATTATTTCCTAATGTTATTTGCTTTGTTTCTCTTAATTCTTCTGGTTTTTTTGAATTAGTTAATATATTATTAAAATTTACTAATGAAGAATTATTTTCTATAAAATTTATATTTTTTCTTTCTAATGGAGTTTCTATAACTTTAGATTCATTTAAATTAATTTCTTTAATTTCACTTTCATTAACTTCATTATTTACTATATTACTTTCATTATCTAATTTTATAATAGATGTTTCATTAATTCCTTGATAGTTTGAATATTCGTTATTAACTTTTTGTTCTTCGTTATTCATTTCATTAGCATCAACAGCTTCATCAACTTCATTAGCATTATTCATTTCATTAGCATCATCAGCTTCATTAGCATTATGCATTTCATCAGCTTCATCAGCTTCATCAGCTTCATCAGCTTCATCAGCTTCATCAGCTTCATCAGCTTCATCAGCTTCATCATCTTCATCAACTTCAACAGCATTATTCATTACTTCATTATTAGCATCAGTATCATCATCATCTTCATCAAAATCATCATTTGTTAAATTGGATTCACTTTCATCATCTTTTCCTTTAAATGAAAATTTTTCTTTATTTCTTTGTTGTTGTTCTTGTGACATAGTTTGTTGTATTAGTCCTTGTTTTAAAATATCTCTAATAGGTAATAAATCTCTTATAGCATTTGAAATAGAATGATTTAAAATATGTAAGCTATCTCGCAAATTAGTATGTTTCTCTTTGGGTGTTAATGTTTTACTAATGTCAAATATATATGGATTTTTATATATTTCTTTAGAACATTCTATATAACATTTGTGAATAAAATGTTGGGGTTGAGGAACATTAATTTTAATATTCATTGAATCATTATTATTAATTTGAACTGATGTTAATATTTTTGTATTTGTAATAAAAACAGCTTCAATTAAATCTTCAAAATAATCACAATTGCTTGTTTTTTCTATTCTAAAATATTCATTTTTAATCATTTCATTATTCCATAAAGGAATATCTTTTAAACTTTTTTGAAATAATTTAACAACACTTCCAGATTGAGTATTTCCGTGAATCATTTCATCACTTAATGCTTTTAATATATCATTATATATTGACTTAAAACCTTCATATAGTCTAGGAGTCAATATTTGTTGTAATTGATTTGTGTATTCTTTTTTAGCTTCAACTAAAACAGGAACTGAATTCATTAATTAATTAAAATAAAATTTAATTTTTTTTATTACGCATTTTTCTTTTATTATATTATAATGGTTAATGAATCTAAAAATAATAATTTAAATAATAATAATAATAATAATAATAATAATAATAATATGAATAATAATTTGAACAATAATAATTTAAATAATAATTTAAATAATAATAATTTGAATAATAATTTGAATAATAATTTGAATAATAATTTGAATAATAATTCTAAAAATACTTTTTCCAATAATTATGTTCCAAGTGAAGAAGAATTAAAAAAAGCCAGAAATATTGTAGCAAAAGGACCTCCTCCATTTGATATGTTTAGTTTTAAAGATATTATTGGTGGTGCTACTGTTATGTATATTCCTTGGGTAATATTATTATTAATTGTTTTTGTAATAATTATTATATAAAATTATTATATAGATAAAATAATTTATATTAATATATAATTTTTTCATTAAAAAAATATTATATTAAATTATGACTAGTGAAGAATATACAATAACTCAACAAAATATATACAACTATAAAAGTTATAATAATATTTTAATTATTTTATTTGTTATTTTATTAGCAATTTATTTTATAATGATTATAAAAAAAGCTAATTAAAATAATAGATGAATCTAAATAAATGTATTCATAATCTATTTAGTGATGAAGATTTAAAATCACCATTAAATAAAGAAAATATAAAATATCATAGAAATATTGAAAATCCATGGATTTTATTAAATAATAATGTTTATTCTATCAAAAATGATGATAATGAATTATTAGAAATATTTAAAGATTATTATGCAAAAGATATTAAAAAATATTTATTAGAAAATTTTAATAATAAAGAAAGAATTTTATTATTAAATAAATTAAAAGATAGAAAAATTGGTTTTATTAAATAATTATAAAATTATAAAATTATTTTAATAAATTTTCATAAAATTGAATTATTTTTGGATTTGCCCTAATTTTTGTATAATCAATGTCCATTAAACTTAATCCTTCTAAACTCTTTATTCGCGATAATACAACATATGCTTGTCCATATTCAAATATTGACCTTCCAATATCCGTTTGAATATATTCTAATGACATTCCTTGACATTTATGTATTGTTATTGCCCATGCATGAATCAATGGTATTTGTTTTTTAATGACTGAATCTTTATTATCTTCTAATTTATAATCTTTTTTCTTAATTTCTAATATTTTACCATTTAAAAATTGAACAATTGGAAAATTAGATTCACTAAAATCAATTATAATTCCTCGAGAACCATTTGCCAATCCTTCATCATTCATATTTACATTTAACATAACTTGAGATTTTATTGTTAAAACTATTTTATCCTCAATATTATATTGTGAATTAATTAATTGTATGTAATCTTTTTTTACTTCTTCTTTTATTTTTGAACTAAAAGTATATGATGATTCATAAACAACTGTTTTTTCATTTTGTTTTATTAATTCTTCTAATTTTTCATCATTGTATTTTTTAACAATATCTTTTCGCGAAAATAACATAGTTGGTATAATTCCATCTTTATTTTCTAATTTTCTATTTTTACAACTTTCCAAAGTTTCTTTTACTTGTTCATCAATTACTCCTATTCTTATTTTATTTAATACTTCCTGAAAATGTTGATTTGTTTGTCTTATAATTTCATGAAAATAATATGTCTTATTGATTGTTATGTCCCAACTAAATGATTCAAAACAAAAATCATTACTTTTAACCGGAGGTAACTGTAAAAAATCACCACTTACTATTAATTGAATACCACCAAATGGATTTGAATCTTTTCTTATTTTTTGTGCAATCATATCTAATTTTTCAAATATTTTTGAATTAATCATAGATATTTCATCAATAATTAATATAGATGTATGTTGCCATCTTTCTCGCACTTGCTTTTTCTTTTTTATATTATTTACATAATAATCAACTTCTTTTTCTCCTGTTCCAATTCCAGAATATTGATTAATTGTAATTCCATTAATTAATAATGATGATAAACCTGTACTACTTGTAACATATAATTTATTATTATTATCTTCTTTATTTTCTTTATAATTTTTTACAAATAAATTTATAACATGAGATTTTCCAGAACCTCCTGGACCACTAATAAATATATTGAGTCCATTATTCATAGCATTATATGCTTGTTTTTGTTTTTCATTTAATAAATCCATGATTTTATTACATATATAATTATAAGATAAGGTTTAAATCAATTTTTATGTTTTTTTTAAAATTTTATTAGGTACATTATTAAAATTTATTAATTTCACTTAAATCAATGACTCTGTCCATGAATGGAAGTATTTCTTTATCATGAGTAATAATAATCAATGTTTTTCCTGTACATTTATCATTCATTAATTTTATTACTTTTTTTCTAGTTTTTTCATCCAAACCTGATAATGGTTCATCAAATATTATTATATAAGAATTATTTTCTTCTGCTTTTAATATAGATCTTAATAAAATAACAACTTTTTGCATTCCACCAGATAATTCATTTCCTTGAACACCTGAATCACTATGAATACCATCTTTTAAGCCATTAAATAATTCTAATAATTGATAACTATTTAATATTTTCATAATAGAATCTGTTTCAGCATTATTTCCATATTTAATATTATCAATTACACTAATATCATATAATATCGTTTTTTGATTAGCATAAACAACTTTTTTTCTTAAATATTTAGCATTTATATTTTTTATATCTTGGTTATCTATATATATTTGTCCATCATATTTATAAAATTTCAAAATTAATTTACTTAACGTAGATTTACCTGAACCACTTCTACCTAATAAAGCTACTTTTTCTTTATCTTTAATAACTAAATTTAATTTATTTAATATAATATTATTTTGTTTATATCCGAAAGTTATATTTTTTAATTCTAAACTTCCACTTAAAATATCTTTCTTATTTTCATCATTGTAATTATTTAATATGTTTTTAATATATTTTTTAGAATTTAATAAAACACTATATACTTTTAAAAAAAATGGAATATATTTTGATAATAATATTAAACTATTGATAAAATAAATAAGTAATATAATAATTAATACTTTATTTTGATTATTAGTTTTCATATGAATGATATAAAATAAGCATATTACTATTGTTAATAAAGATATTAAATATAAAATACATGATAATTTTCCTTCTTCAGTACTTATATTTGTTAAATAAATATTATAAATATTTTGATCATTATGTATTCTATCTTTTTCTTTTGTTTCATTATTATTTAAATAAGTGTTCATTAAAGATGAATATACATCAACTAAATTATTATCAGTAACATTGAAATAATAATTTTCAGCTTTATTTTTTAATTCGAATATTGATTTTTTAAATAATAATATAATAATTATAAAAAGTATTATACTTAAAAATAATATTAATCCTAAATTTGTATTTTGAAATAAAATAACAATTGATAATAATAATAATATAATTAAATTAGGAAATATCATCATTATAAAATTAATTATAAAATCTTTGAAAAATAATGTTAATGAATTAATTTTAGATATTGTTGAACCCATTTTTAATGATTTATAATTTTCACTATATTTATCTATTAATGCTGAAAATAAATTAGACCTTGAATATGTTTGCAAACTTGGAATAATTTTTGATTCATATTTTTTTTTGAAATAAAATAATACATATATGATTATATAAATTCCAATAAGTATATATAAATAATTCATTGGTTTATCAATATTATTAATTATTTTACCTATATTATATGGAACTAAAACGGATTCAAATAATATAAATAATAAACTAATGATTACAAAAAAAATAATAGTAGATTTATTTTTTCATAATAATTATTCATATACAATTTAAATATTTCAATCATATTATTTGTTTATATTTTTTTTATAAAAAATTAATTTTTAAAAATATAAAAATTAATATTATTTTTTAAAAAATAGTATATACAATGCACTTAAAATTCTATTATTATAATTAATTAATGATTCACTAAAATCAATTTAAACTATGTTAATACATGAATACTTAGATCAACAAATTCAATTTGAAAAAAAATATGGAAATAGCACAATAACTTTAATGCAAGTAGGTTCTTTTTTTGAATTTTACGGTGTCAATAACAAACATGAAAAAATCGGAAATGCTGAACACATTACAGAATTATTAAATATACAATTAACAAGAAGAAACAAAGCAATATTAGAGAATTCAAGAAATAATGCTTTAATGGCTGGTTTTCCCACTCATTCACTTAAAAAATTCATTGAAATTTTATTAAATAATCAATATACAATCATATTAATTGAACAAGTCACCCCTCCACCAAATCCTAAACGTGAAGTTACTCAAATTTACAGTCCAGGTACTTATATAGATAATTTAATAAATTATAATCCAAATAACATAGTATGTTTATATATTAATGAAGAAGTTTGTTATAAAACACATAAAAAAATATATATATTTGGATTAAGTGCGATTGATTTATCAACAGGAAATAATTATTTATATGAACAATCATTTGGTTATTATGATAAAAATGCATATTATGAAGAAATATATAGATTTATTGAAATTTTTCATCCAAAAGAAATAGTCATTAGTTTTGATGGAGAATTAGATATTAAATTATTAAAACAAAAAATAAATATAACAAATAGATTAGTCCATTATCGCAAATGTGAAAATAAATATAAACAAAATCAGTATCAAAATAATTTTTTAAAAAAAATATTTAATAATGAAAATAATTATGATAATAATAATAATGAAAATGAAAATGAAAATGAAAAT